CGTTGGTGTATAGACCGGTTGCCACATTCCGTTTTACAATTTCATAAAGATGTGGCACCCCATATGTTCCATACACATCTTTACGCAACATACTCAATCTTTGTTTACCCGCAACAAACTGATAGTTGGTATGACCAATGTCAGGATTTGATTCCACATCAATTAGATCCACTATGGCTCGGAGTGTAATGCCATCAATTTCTTTTGTGGTGATTCCGTCATAAAAGTGTAATTGGGCCTTGATCTCAATCATGCTTTGACTGACATCCGCTATGCCTGCACACACCTTTGCGATCTGCGCTTGCCATTTTTCCAATGCTAGTGGCTCGCGACTGCCACTGCGTTTTTGTACTGTGATTTGCTTCATTATTACCCGATTTGTTGTTGTATTTGTTCTTGCGTTATGCTGTGTTGAGACTTGATCTGTCCTGGATTGATATTTAACACCTGTTCAGAATCCCAATTCAGTATATATTTCCCCTGCTGGACCAGGACTAAATTGCCCTGATCAGACTCTGTCAATACTGAATCCTGCAGATCTGGTCGATCCAGCAGAGTTATAGTATACAGGATTCCCAGCCCGCGAGCAAGATCACAATAGATGTTGTCGCTCAAAAGTTCCCAGGGATCTGGCCAGTTTGGCTGATCGTCCCAGTGCAAATGATATGCTCGCCAAGGTGTTCGGAACCACCAGGCATTGATATCAGCAAGGGCTTGTTCAACAGATGCGTGTTGAATAGATTCACGTAGAACACCCCACGCATGTAGGCGTTGTTCAAAGGTAGAGGGCCACATCAAACTTGGAAGTAACTGATGGAATAATAAAGTGTTCCGGTGACACCTGTGTTGGTGCTGGTATATCCGACGGAAATAGTGCTGGTGGTTTCACTTATGTTGAACGTTACACCTGTACTGCCATTGTTGACCACATTGGTAGGTGTGGCCACAAATCCAGATCCACCTGAACCGTCGGTACTGGCTACCACATTGTACACGCCAGTTTCGGTATACACACCACGTCTTACCATGTAACGGATTTGGAATGCTGGAATTGCAGTGGCATCAATGGTAAACACAGTTGCAGTGGTATTGTTGACAACAGTGGCCATGGTGCCTGCTTTTACAACCAAGTCACCAAATGCAAATTCAGTACGTCCAGTAAACACATCTGAATACTCAGTGAGAATTTCAGTGTTGCCAATCACAGGAGCACCGTCCGCTAGTGTGCCATTGCCAATAAACAGTCTGCGTTGATCAGTAGCCCAGCCAAATTCAGCACCGGCCAACTGCGGTAGATTTTCTGCTAGACCCTTACGGTTTGTGATTTGAGATACTTGTACAATTGCCACGGTGATTGTCCTCTTGCTATCATGTATTTAGCATGTAATACTGTTCGACTTTTTTCCACCATAGATCGCGGTATCGATCAAATTCTGCACCTTCCAGCACAAATTCCTGATACTGCGGCTTGCCAATGATATTGTGTTGCTCGTCTAAGTCGGGCTTGACACACATCAGGATCACGCCTTTACGTATGCGTGTACCATGTAATTCATTGTGTGCTTCTGCGTAGGCACACAGTTGCACAAAGTAGTCGTCAATCCACTCACGCCGTTTGGGTTTGTTGGTTTGCTTGTAGTCCAGTATGCTTTCTTCATTTAGGTGTATACCAGCACCGTCTGTGGTGCCTGCGTAAATGCTAGGAAAATATAGTGGAACTTCAATACCCCAAAATTCACTCACGTTTTTAAGTCCTTCTCGAATCACAGTTTCCGCCATCACATGACTGGGCCACGAAAAAGGATTTGATCCGCGCTCCTTAATAGCGCCATCCTTGACATACTGCTCAAGATAGGTGTGCATTCTTGTGCCCCGATTGGCTGCTTCGGTTGTGATCTGCTGTGCTTTTTCCGCACCCACACGTCGACGCCATTGATTGAGTGCTTCAACTTTTTCCGGAGGTTTGGTCTTGTCCAGGATTGTGGTCACACTTGGTAGGTTGTTGCCATCTGGGGTGGCGTAGTAACGCTTGCCCTCTATTGTGACCCTGGGTATGGGTTGATAATCGAATTTTGGATTGTACAAATTAAACTCTAAAACTTTCTCCGCAACCACAGCGGTCACGTTCATTGGGGTTTGAAAATTCAAAGCCTTCGTTTAGTCCTTGACGCACATAGTCTACGGTCATGTTCTTGAGGTAGATATCACCTTTGTGATTTACTAAGACCACAAAGTCAGGTTGTGCGTAGTTGGTAACGTAGGGTTCGGGCGTGTATTCTCTTACATATTCTAACACATAAGCCAGCCCAGAGCAACCGGTAGTTTTTACTCCAAGACGAATACCAGCGTAACCTTTGGCTGTGACAAGTTTTTGTATTTTGTTCCGGGCCGTATCAGTTAGCGAGATCATGCTTTTTGCGATAGTCTGCTACAGCAGCCTTGATGGCGTCTTCGGCCAAGATGGAGCAGTGGATTTTGACTGGTGGGAGAGCAAGTTCTTCAGCAATTTGGCTATTTCGTAAGGATCCTGCTTCTTCAAGTGTTCGACCTTTGACCCATTCTGTAACGAGGCTAGAACTCGCGATTGCTGATCCGCATCCGTATGTTTTGAATCTTGCATCTGTAATAATCCCATCTTGAACTTTTATTTGTAGTTTCATCACATCACCGCAAGCAGGCGCTCCTACCATGCCTGTACCAATGGAGTCGTCAATTTCAAATCTGCCCACGTTGCGTGGATTTTCATAGTGATCTATGACTTTTTCTGAATAGGCCATTAGCGTATGTCCTCGGTATGTTTGTGTTTGACAGATTTCTTAAGTATCTTGAACCAAACTTGTTTTTCTTTAGCACTGTCGTGATTGAAAATTGCTCGGTATAATTTGTGTCTTAGTTGTTTCAGTTTCATTGTCTGCAAGTCCTTGTTCTAGTCACAGTACCATCTGGCTGTTGAACTTCCGTCCATTCAGTACAGGTCTGAGTTTGTCCGTAATACACTGTGGCGGGTGGCACAGGCGTGGGTTGAACTATCACAGGTTGTTGTACAATCACTGGCTGTTGATTACGAGCAATTTCATAGCCAATCACACCACCAATAATGGTAGGAGCCACCCATCCGTAGTTGGGACCTGAATAGTATCCGTGGTGATGATAGTATCTAAATCCTGGCTGTGCCTGTGCTGATAACCAAGCAGTGAATAAAATTACGGCGATGAGTTTTTTCATAGCAACCTCCTATTAGGTAGTGTAGTATACTATATTTAACGTGTTTGGTCAACCTTTAGTTGACTACATTTGGTTTTATTTCATTGCCCGTTTGGCTGCCGCGGCCACAATGTCTTGTGCCTGGTTCACTGGCATGGGTATGGGACCACTATCATTGCCTTTGAATTTGATCATGCCTGAATTGGGTTCAATGGGCATGAACACACTGTTGAGCGGGGCCTGGCCGACCATGTCTGTTAGTGTTTCTGCGGTGAGATCAATCTGCATGTTACGGGCCAGGTTCAAAAAAGTCTGCATGCTGATTTGTTTTTGGCCTGCGGTATCTCGAGCACGGCCCATCAAGAATTCGGCCAAGCCCAGCAGTCTAGCGGCTGTGCCATCACTTGGGCCGCTGTTGACTTCATTGATACGCATTATCTACGTCCGCGACCCAGGCTGGCTGCTGGTGTTGCTGATTCAGGCTCTGGCTCAAGTTCGGCACCTGCGTCAGCGGCGGCGGCATCAAGTCCGGCTTCTGCGCCCAAATCTGCACCCATTTCGGCACCAATGTCTGCGCCTGCTTCGGCGCCGGGCACTACAGGAGCACCACCTTGACCTGTTACCACACCCAGTGCGGCTTCCAATTGGCCTTTGCTGGCTTGCAAGTTTTGTACCAGGCCTGACAGTGCGGCGGCAGCATCGGCGTTGAACTGAGCGGCTTGATCCATACCTACTTCGTTCTTGATTGAATCAACCAAGGCAGGCAATTCTTTGAATTGCATTTCTGTTGTGTCTTCCAACATTTTCTGCACACGATCAACCATGTCTTGTGCAGCCAATACAACCTGTGCTTGTTGAATTTCAGATTCGCGCAAGAAGTTGCCGGTATTGTTTTCTGCAGCCATCATGGCTGGATTGGCCATGGCCTTTTGCAAGTCAGTTATTTCTTTTTGTTTTTGTTTGATTTGATCTTGCATCTCACGCTTTTTCTGTTGCTGTTGAGCAGTGGCCAATGCGGCAGTGGCGGCTGGATTAGCACCAGGTGCACTAGCACCAGGAGTGGCACCACCATACTCTTGAAGGCGTTGTGAGAGAGCCTGTTCCATCATCATGAGTTTGAGATAGGCCGGATTCTTTTCGCTGTGATGAAATGCAGGACTTGCACGATGTTCTTGCACCAGGCCGCGCACACGGTTCAGCATGCCACGCACTTGGCCACGGTCCATTGTGTCAAAAGATACACGTTGGTCAAAATGACTTTCGAATACTTTAGCGATTTGTTTTGTAGGGCGTGTTACGGCCAGTTCTTGCAGTTTCATTGTTGCTTCCTTGAAGTTGCCAGTATTTAGCCAAATTTATACATTTTGTTAATTCATTTTCTATCTGCTGACGTTGTGCTTGTTTTTGTGCTGTTTTGACTGTGACTGTTTCCCAGAAACAGCCATGACTGTGTTTTGCAACCGCGGCACGAACTTGTATGTCATTTTGTAATCTCAGCAGAGTAGAGTCAAGATGCTGGATTTCATTGGCCAAGCGGTACTGGCGCTTTTTGTCGGCTATGCACCAGGCCACTGCACTTCTAGTGCTGGAAAATGTACCCACTGGATCGTCGTGCTGAGTTAACCTATAGCCCTGGGCTGTTTGGC